CACAATTCAGGTTCAATCGTCACCAAAATAAACTGTTCTTGGACATTGATTGGTCAAGTGACCGTGAACCTGGCGAATATGTTATCGTTGAGTGTTACCGCAAATTACAACCAGATTCTATCACATTAACAGGCACAGTTACTTGTACTACCACATCTAATACTGTGACTGGTACTGGCACAACATTCGACCAAGAAATTTTAGAAAATGATGTAGTTGTTATTGGTGGTGAAGAAAAACAAGTTAGACATATTTTTTCACCGACTGAATTAAGTTTGTATAGTCCAATTTCTACAAATAAAACAAATGTTTCAGTAGTTAAAACTGGCCTTTCTGATGTATGGAATGACCGTTGGTTGAAACAATATGCAACTGCAAAAATCAAATATCAATGGGGCTCTAACCTAAGTAAGTTTGCTGGTATTCAAATGCCTGGTGGTGTTACACTTGATGGCCCAAGAATCATGCAAGAAGCACTTGATGAAATCCATAAGATTGAAGAAGAAATGTACACAATGAGTAGTTTGCCTAGTGAGATTTTAGTAGGTTAATAATGGCAACAAATGTTTATTTTAATCCATTTCCACTTAATCAGATAACTTCCGAGCAACTGCTCGTTGAAGATTTATTGATTGAAGCCTTAAAAATTAATGGCATGGATGTTTATTATCTCCCTAGGTCTAGTGGAGATGAGGTTGACTATATCTATGGTGAAGATTCAAATAAACAATATACTGCCGCATATCCAATTGAACTGTATTTGGAAAATGTAACTGGTATGGATGGTGAAGGAGATTTTATCTCCAAGTTTGGTTTAGAAATTCGTGATGAGATAACACTACTTGTCTCTCGCAGAAGATTTGCCGCAACTGTGCCACAGAAAAGGCCTAACGAAGGTGATTTGATTTATATACCATTGGTTCAAAACTTTTTTGAAATTAGTTTCGTAGAACACGAAAACGACCAAGCAATGTTCTATACATTAGGCCGTGGCCGTGGTGCCAATGTCTATGTGTATGCATTAAAATTAAAACAGTTTGTATTCTCTAACGAATTGGTATCTACTGGTATAACAGAAGTCGATAATCAAATTAGAGATGCTTATCCAAGAACACGTATTAGTTTAACAACCGGTTCTGGTACATTTGTCAATGATGAAATTGTTTATCAGGGTGTCGCTTTGGCCAATGCTTCTGCACAAGCTATAGTTTATAGCTTTACTCCAAATTCACATATTAATATAATTCGTACAAAAGGAACATTTGTATCTGGTAATGTTCGAGGCCAAACAAGTTCTGCAAACTGGATTATTAATACTATATCTGATACTGCATCTATGAATACTGCCTTTGAAGATATCGTTGATAATGCTAGAATTGAGGCAGAAGCCGATGGCATTATGGACTGGACAGAAACTAACCCATTTGGTACTGATTAAATATGCTAGGCCAACCACACTTTTACAATAGAACCATTCGCAAGATAGTGGTGGCCTTTGGTTCTATGTTTAATGATATTCAAGTTGTACGTTACAACAAAGATGTTAATATTCCTGGTCAAATTTTTAAAGTACCATTGTCATATGGTCCAAAAGAAAAATACTTAACTCGTATTACTAGTGATCCTGATTTAACAAAATCTATTGCAACTCTTGTGCCTAGAATTTCGTTTGAGATGACAGGCATGTCATATGACCCTAGTAGAAAAAAAATGTCTACTATTCAAAACTTTGGCTTAGATTCAAATAATAGTTTAGTAACACAATTTGCACCTGTACCGTATGACTTTGATTTTTCATTGTCAATCTATGTAAGAAATACGGAAGATGGTACACAAATTATTGAACAAATTTTACCATTCTTTACACCTGATTTTACTGTAAGTGTGAATTTTATTCCATCGCTAAGTCAAAAATATGATTTGCCTATTAAATTAGAATCTGTATCTACAAGTATTGATTATGAAGGTGACATGTCAACTACCCGTTTGATTATGTGGGACCTGACATTCACACTCAAGGGTTATATTTGGCCACCAGTTAAGTCCAATACAGCTCAAGGTTTAATTGGTACATATAGTACATCAGCAGCTGCATATGGTTTTGCTAAATCGAACATTTTCATTGACACAAATGTGCGTGATTCACAAAAGGTTTATGTAAACTTTGCAACTGGTAACAATGTGTTTACCACAGGTGAAACCATCCGTGTTGAAGACAAAGACATTACTGGCAAAGTTGTTTATTTCAGTAACACGTCCAGTGGTATTTTGGTGTTGAGTGATTTGAGTAAACTTGTTTCTGCAAATGATGTGGTTACTGGCGACTATTCGCAAGCTAAATATAAAGTAACAGCTACTGAAAACTCTTTAGTATTGGCTTCTAAAGTTGTAGTACAAGCAAACCCATTAAATTCTGCTGCTGATGACCAATATGGATTTACCGATACTATTACTGAATGGCCTAATACATTGATATGAACAAATTGAATGCAACTCTTTCTGAAGTTTTAGATGTTGAGCCTATTGGTTCAACAGAACTTTTGCCTGCACAACCAGTAACTAAAGTTGATGATGATGCCGACTTTGCTCGTGAGAACATTCGTACCTTAATTGAAAAAGGTAATCTTGCTGTTGACGGCATCTTACATGTAGCAAAAGAATCTGAGCACCCAAGAGCATATGAAGTTGCAGCCAATCTAATCAAAAACTTGTCTGATTTAAATAAAGACTTGATGGAAATCCAAAAGCGTAAAAGAGATTTGGCACCACAATCACAAAGAAGTGGTGATATCAATGTTGATAAAGCCGTGTTTGTTGGTTCAACCACAGAACTGGTCAAGTTTTTAAAGAACAATAAATAAGGATACTATGGAACAATTAATTCAACAACTAAAAGTTATTTTGGGTACAAACTTTGGTTTGTATTTTAAATCACACTCATATCATTGGAACATTGAAGGTCCAAACTTCAATGATTACCACGTTTTTCTAAATGGTTTTTACACTGCTGTTTGGGGTAATACTGACCTTATTGCGGAGAAAATTCGTATGTTGGATTCATATGCACCAACAAGTCTTTCTCGCATGGTGGAACTTTCTGATGTTCCAGAAACAGATTCTATCCCATCAGCTCTTGCCATGTTAGCAGACCTTAAAAAAGATAATGACAAATACATCATTCATCTAAGAGCTGGTATTGTAGCAGCAGACCAAGCTGGCGAACCTGCTGTCTCTAACTTCTTGCAAGATATTTTAGACCAACATCAAAAACAAGCTTGGATGCTTCGCAGTATCATTAAATAATTATGGATGCAGGTGGTTACCTAGGTAATGCAAACCTCAAAAGGACAGGCGTTGAACTGTCCTATACAGAGGAACAAGTTGCCGAGATTATAAAATGTACTGAAGACCCGGTCTACTTCATTAGGACATATGTTAAAATTGTCAACGTAGACCATGGTTTAGTACCATTTGAAATGTGGCCGTTCCAAGAGGACATGGTCAGAACATTTCACAACAATCGTTTTTGTATTGCAAAGATGCCTCGACAGGTTGGTAAAACAACCACGACTGTAGGCTATATGCTTTGGTCTGTATTGTTCCAAGATGACTACAGTATTGCAATTCTAGCGAACAAGGGTTCTCTTGCTCGAGACATTCTAAGCCGTGTACAGTATGCGTATGAATACTTGCCATTGTGGTTGCAACAAGGTATCATTACTTGGAACAAAGGTAACATTGAGTTAGAAAACAAATCTAAGATTGGTGCCTTTGCAACATCAGCAGCTGGTGTTCGTGGAGGTTCTTACAACTTGATTTTCTTGGACGAATTTGCTTTCGTTCCAAAGAATATGGCAGATGAGTTCTTCACATCTACTTACCCTGTGATTTCATCTGGTAAAACCACCAAAGTTATTATTGTTTCTACTCCTTATGGTCTAAACCACTTCTATAAGATGTGGGTGGATGCTGAAGAAGGTCGTTCTACTTACAAACCACTTGAAGTCCACTGGTCACAAGTGCCAGGCCGTGATGCGGCATGGAAAGAAGAAACGGTTCGTAACACTTCAGAAGAACAATTCAGACAAGAGTTTGAGACAGAGTTTATTGGTTCATCTGCAACTCTGATTTCTGGTTCTAAACTGCGCTCAATGGCTTTCTTTAATCCAATCTTTGCGGAAGAAGGATTGGACATGTATGAGATGCCTCAACCTGGACATATGTACATTGGTACAGTTGACTGTTCGGAAGGCGTTGAGCAGGATTACTCCACTATAAATATCATTGATGTGACACAGGTGCCTTATAAACAGGTTGCCAAGTATCGCAACAATAAACTACCATTGTTATTCTTTCCCACTATCATATACTCCATCTGTAAAAGATACAATGAGGCATATGCTTTGATTGAGACTAATAATGTGGGACAACAAGTTGTTGACATCCTCCATTATGATTTGGAATATGAAAACATCTATAAGTTAGAACACCACCACATTAAAGGCCAGTCCATTTCTGGTGGTTTCAAACGCTCGACTTCTTTTGGTATTAAAACAACTAAATCTGTTAAA